CAGCCGTAACGGAAACATCGGCGGCAGGGGCCTCATCGCAGATGGCGTGCAGGGCCGCTTGCAGGCAGGCAAACTCTGCCGCAGAACTCTCGGCGGAGGGCATCAGCACGACATAACGGGGGTCGGCATACTCGCACTCCACACCCCGCTCCCGCAGAGCCTGCGCCAGCTGCTGGCCGGAAAGACCCAGCGCGGCGGCGTCCAGCGTCAGCTTGAGGGGTTCACGGTGCGCCCCGGTGAGGGGGAGCGCCAGCCCGGGCCGGAGAGCGTCCAGCTCCCGGCAGAGCATCCCCAGCCGCCAGCGGCAGACGTCCAGCTTCTCCCGGAAGCCGTCGGACAGAACCGCGTTGGCGGCGTCCAGCGACTGCAAAATGAGATAAGAGGGGCTGGTGGAGCCGAAGAGGGCCAGCGCATTGCGCACCGCGGCCTCGTCGGCCTGCACGGACGAACCAAGATGGAGATAGGCACCGCCCGTGAGGACGGGCAGGGTCTTGTGAGCCGAGTCACAGCAGAGGTCCGCGCCCAGCTGGATGGGGTGGCGGCTGCCCTCCTTCAAAAAGTGGAGATAGGCGCCATGGGCGTTGTCCACCAGAAGGGGCAGGCCGTGGGTGTGGCAGACCGCCGACAGCCCCGCGATATCCTGCACGAAGCCCAGATAATCCGGGCTGGTGAGGTAGACGCCGAAGGGCGTACGGCCCTCGGCGGACAGCTCGTCCAGCGCAGAAGAGAGCGCCTCCGGCTCCACAGGGCAGGTGCAGAGCGCCCCGGCGGCATCCGGCGCGGGCCAGAGCCACTGGATGTCGAAGTCCAGCAGAGCTGCCGCGTAAAGCAGGGCCTTGTGGGCGTTCCGCGCCGCCAGCAGGACAGGCCGGCCTGCCTTTGCGGGCCGCATTTGGAGCGCAAGGTGGAGCATGGCCCGGATGCACTGGCTGCTGCCCTCGGTGCTGTAATAGGTGCGGGCGGTGCCGAAGAGCTGCGTGGCGTTGGCCTCGCTCTGAGCGATGATGCCCTCGGCTTCGTACAGCTCGTCTGCGCCCGCAATTTCGGTGATGTCCAGTTCTTCACAGCCCAGCGGGCCGTGGCCCTTGTGGCCCGGCATATGCATCCGGGTGGTGCGCTGCTGGGCGTAGCGACGGACAAAATCGACGACAGGAGTGTTCATGGCTTTATTCGCAGGCTTCGCCGTCTGCGCAGGCGTTGCAGGTGCCGCCCAGCTCGATGGGAACTTCGATGCCCTGAGCTGCCAGCTCCTGATTCTCAGCAACTTTTATCATGATGGCGCACTCGACACGCTTCTTGAACAGCTCACAGCCGTACTCGTAGACGCCGGTGATGCTGCCGGTGGCGTGGTAGGCGTTGGCTGCACAGCCGCCGGAGCAGTAGAGCTTGGCCCAGCAGTCCTTGCACTCGGGGCGGGCGTAGGCGTTGCAGTGCTTGAACTCATCCCGCACGGCGGTGTTGGTGACGCCCTTCCAGATGTCGCCCATCAGGTACTTGGGGTCGCCGACGAACTGGTGGCAGGGGTAGAGGTCGCCCCAGGGGGTGACGGCCATGTACTCGGTGCCGGAGCCGCAGCCGGAGATGCGCTTGTAGATGCAGGGGCCGCCGGTGAGGTCGATCATGTAATGGTAGAAGGTGAAGCCGCGGCCCTCGCGGTCGCGCTTTATCATCTCCTTGGCGAGGATCTCGTACTGCTCCTTGAGGATGGGCAGGTCCTCGGCGGTGAGGGCGCTGGGGTCGGTGGGCTTGGTGACGACAGGCTCCATGCTCAGCTCCGTGAAGCCGAGGTCGGCCATGTGGAAGATGTCGTTGGTGAAGTCGGTATTGTAGTGGGTGTAGGTGCCGCGCATGTAATAGTTCTTGTCGCCGCGCTTTTTCACGAACTCCTGGAACTTCGGCACGATGGCGTCATAGCTGCCGCGGCCTGCGTAGTCCTTGCGGAAGCGGTCATGGACTTCCTTGCGGCCGTCGAGGCTCAGCACGACGTTGTGGCACTCCTTGTTGCAGAAGTCGATGACATCGTCGTCGATGAGCATACCGTTGGTGGTCATGGTGAAGCGGAAGTTCTTGTTGTGGATCTTCTCCTGCTCGCGGCAGTAGGCGACGAGCTTTTTGACCATGTCGAAGTTCATCAGAGGCTCGCCGCCGAAGAAATCGACCTCGAGGTTGCGGCGGGTGCCGGAGTTCTCGATGAGGAAGTCCATGGCCCGCTTGCCCACCTCGAAGCTCATCAGGGCGCGGTCGCCCTGATAGCGGCCCTGCGAGGCGAAGCAGTAGGAGCAGTTGAGGTTGCAGGTGTGGGCGACGTGGAGGCAGAGCGCCTTGACCACGGTCTGGCGGTTCTTGAAGTCGAACGCCATGTCCTTGTAGACGTCGGGAGCCCAAAGCTTGCCGGCGGCTTCCAGAGAGGCCACATCCTCGAGGCACTGGCGCAGGTCGGCCTCGGTGACGTCGGGGCGGTCGGCATACTTTGCCAGCATGGCGGCCACGATCTCGTCGGCAGAGTGCTCTTTGTACATCGCAATGACGTCGTAAGCCACGTCGTCCACGACATGGACCGAGCCGCTGCAGCTGTCCAGCACGATGTTATATCCGTTCAGTTGATACTGATGTACCATTTCATTCTCCAATCTATAATTGCCATAAAAAAATGCCGCCCTGCAAAGGCGGCATAGGGTCTGCAATGATTACTTATTGCTGTTCTCGCACTTCTGGTTTGCGACGCCGCAGGAGGTCTTGCAGGCAGACTGGCAAGAAGTCTGGCACTCGCCGCAGCCGCCGGTCACGACGCTCTTGGTCAGGTCACGAGTAGCGATAGTCTTAATACGTTCCATAGTTGAAAACCTCTCTAAGCTCCAAAGTTTCGCATACAGCTCTCTGTATACAGTGTTATCTTTATGTATGATAACACGATGTGCGGATTCTGTCAAGATTTTTGTAGCCCTCTCAGTCAAAACCTTGTAGGTTTTGACAGCTCTCCCAAGGGGAGAGCCACTGGCGGGCCGGGCAAGTCCATGCAAAACGAGAAAGTTTTGCGATTTTGGGAGCGGAAGTGCCTTGCTGATAGGGCAAGGCTGACTTTACCCAATAGGCTGATACTTTTTAAGGATGGTGTGCAGCCCCAGCTCCCGGGCGCGGGCCAGCAGGTAGCGGTAGCGGCACAAAAGCGCCTGCCGCTCGTAGATGCGCTGCTCGATGAGGTCGGAGTCCACCTCGAGGTCGAACATCATCGCGTTCCGCCGCAGGCAGAACAGGCACTCTTTCAGCTCTTCTTCCAACTCGGGGTGGTAGCGCTCGTGCTCGTTGTCGCGGGGGATGCGGGGCGAAAGCAGAGTCTGGGTAGTCTTGGATGGGGTTTGCAGCATAAGGCGTCCTCCTCTATTAACAAGTAGAAAATCAGGTACACCTTATTGTATGGTGCGGAACGTGCAGAAAATGCCACAAGAGAGTGCAGAAGAAATTGCTTCTGCCCGGTCAGGCGTCGGCTTCTCTGAATTGCTCGAAAGTACGTCTGAATCGCGGCCTGCGAGAAAAAAGTACAACTTTTTTCAAAAATCCGCTTGACAAAGCGCCCGGAGGCGGCTATAATAGCACACGTTGACCGGCCCGATGCTGCGAAACACAACAGGATATTGGGGATTTGCATAGTGGTAGTGCGGTAGACTCTGACTCTACTTGTGGGAGTTCGATTCTCTCATCCCCAACCAGACGCTTCCCAGTCGAACATCCATTGTTCGACTGGGAATTTTTGTTTTCGGTGGATTTAGAAATGTTGAAGTGGATGATCAGCTCCCGGTTGGTCAGCTCGACCTTATCGACAAAGGTATCCACAAGGCGGCGGCAGTAGGCGTTGGTGCGCTCGGACAGGGAGACACGGAACTGCTCAAGCAGGAAGATGACCTCGTCACGGCTCAACGTAAACGGCTCCGGTGTGGAGAGCGAGGCAAGCTGGTGATCGAGGGCGCTTTCCTGCTGCGCCAGATCGGACAGCCGGGAGGTCAGGGCGGCGCTGGCGGTGCCGTTCTCGATGGCGCTCAGGATGTTGCCGATTTTGCGGCGGATCTCAGCAAGCGCCTGCTCCAGGGCTGCACGCTCCGAATCGGGGCGGGACGCCTCGGCTTGCTGCAAGCTCACGATGGCGTCTGCAAGCTGCTGGATATTTTCCGGCCGGAGCAGCAGCTTGGAAGTGGACTCCACTACGAGCTTTTCCAGCACATCCTTCGGCATATTTTTCCGGGTACAGGGGCGGCCAAGGCTGCGGCCCGGGCAGGAATAGTAATGATAGACGCGACCAGAGGGGTTGTGGCCGCAGATGCCCTTCATCAGGCAGCCGCATTCGCCGCAGTACAGCTTGCCGGAGAGGATATAGTCTGCCTTGGCAGAGTGGGGAGCACGGCTCTGACGGTTGAGTTTGATCATTTTTTGTGTCCTTTCCCACAGGTCGTCGTCGATGATGGGCGGGATAGCGCCCTCGATGCGGACGTCAAATTTTTTGCTGACGTATACGCCGCGATACCTCTCGTCGCGGATGATGCGGCTGATGCTGCTCTTATCAAAAGGATTGCCCCGGACGGTGCGAAGGCCCATGCCATTGAGCCGTCTTATGATGGAGGCGATGCTGAGGCCGCTTGCGTACAGCTCAAAGATAAGGCGCACCGTATCCGCACCTGCCGGATCTATGACGTAGTGCTTGGTGCTGTCTACCGTCAGACCCAGAGGGGGAGTCCGGCCCAGAGTCTGGCCTTTGAGGGCTGACTCCCGCATCCCCCGGCGGGCCTTCTCGGCCAGCTCGGCGGAGTAATACTCGGCCAGAGCCTCCATCAGGCCCTCGATGATGATGCCCTCGGCGCCCTCGATGTTGCTCTCGGCGGCATAGATGACGCTGACACCATTGTCACGCAGCTGCTTTTTGTACACGGCGCTGTCGTACCGGTTGCGGGCAAAGCGGTCGGTCTTCCAGCAGATGACCAAGTCAAAGGTGCGCTTTGCGCTGTCATCGATCATCTGCCGGAACTGGGCGCGGTCGTCTGTTTTGCCGCTGATATGGCGGTCCACATACTCGCGCAGGATGGTCATGCCATGGGCGCGGGCGTAGGCCTCGCAGTCCCGGCGCTGGCCCTCGATGGACTGCTCCGTCTGGCGGCTGCCGCCAGAGTAGCGGTAGTAGGCGATAAGGCGGGGCTGTGTGCTCTCTTTTTTTCTGGCCACAAAAACTCCTTTCCGACTTGCTTGCCGATGCACATGAGGTATGGTATACTGGATGCGTCAGCAGGCAGAGAGTCATTGACTGCGTTGTTTTTCTCCGACATGCACCCCATGCGCGCCCCGGCAGCTTTTATCGTACAAGGATGCTGGGATCTTTTTTTACACAAACGCCCCCGCTGGTGGAAACACTGGCGAGGGCGTTAGGTTTATGAATCGGCGCGCAGGAGGTCGGCGGGTCTGATGTGCAGGATGTCGCAGAGTGCAAAGAGATTATCGATTTTGGGCTGGCCTGCGCCTCGCTCATAATAGCTGATCGTGCCGATGGTGACACCAAGCTTCTCAGCAAGTTCCAGCTGCGTCAGCCCGGCGGCCTGCCGTGCCTCCCGGATGATGCGGGCAGATTCGGGGTGGCTGCGGGTGGACATAAATAAGCACCTCGATTCAAAATCGTCACACGGAAATGCTTTTTAGTAACTTGGAAACGGCAGCGCACTGGTTATATTTAGCTCTGAAATCAGAAAGCCAAGTTTCTAAAGCAATATCAGATATGAAATCATGCTGGAGACCATATTGGCCTAAATTTAGAGCAAATTCAATTAAGGGAAGAGGAGCAGAGTCGTTTGATAATGAGTAGTCATACGGAAAGTTCTTTATATCATCATTGATATAGAACCATGCAGCAGACCAAGCGCATGAAGCGGGGTCGCCAGAATCTACCGGAATAAAATTGAAATCAACGGCTTTAGAGTGATAACGGTAGCGATAAAGCGTACGTGCACGAATAGATTCCCAAATAAAAGAATCTCCGATTTCGTTAGAAATGGGAAGGGTATAGGACATTCTACGTCCAACAGAAAAATTCAGTTGCATACGGTCAAATGAATCTTTTATTTGTTGAAGAAAAATTCGGGTATGAAGATATTGTAAAGAAAAGCCGAGAAATAAAAGAAGAGGGAAAAGTGCAGCATCTATTAGCTTTTCGTGAGAGTAGGACAAAACCAATAAAATAATTTCCAGCAAAAAACAAATATGAATAGTGCAAGAGACTCAAGTCGGCTTATTGCGAGTTTTCTTGAGGAGCGTATACGCTGTTCATAACTGTCCATGATAAATTCTCCATATACTGATCGGCCGCTTTGGCACAGCCGGAGCGGTTATTTTTTATGCTTCCTTTGCGCCCAAGCCAGACGTAGGACATTTTTTATAACGTCCGGTGAGGACGAGGTCCTCGACGTACTCCACCGCCTTGGTCTGGCCTTCCTCGTTGAGCTGGTCGAAGGCCGCTAAAAGAGCGGACTGCTGGGGAGTGAGGACGTGAGCTTCGGCAAGCTCGGACGAAAAATCATCCTGATACAGGAAATTGGGGTCAACGTGAAGAATATCAAAAATTTCCACCAGAATTTTCCACTTTGGACTGCTTACACCATTCTCATAGTTGCTGATGGCGTTTTTGGTCACACCAAGTTTCTTGGCTAAATCCTGCTGAGTAAATCCAGCCTGCTCACGCGCCTGTCGGAGCCGAGAAGCAAAAGACATTTGAACCACCTCCTTAAAAAATCTCGTTCTGGTGCAAATATAAAGGCCGCGTCTTGAAAAGTCAAGATGAAAGTTCAAGAAAATTGAATAAAGCTCCTGACTAAACAAGAATCCTGTGCTATTGTAAAAATGTCCAAGAAACTTGTACATGAAAGGAGCGTGCAGAATGAGTGCAACTGAGATGATTTATAAAATCATTGATGAAAAATGCATGAAGCAATCAGCGGTTGCAAGGGCAGCAGACTATGACCCGAAAAAATTCAATGCTCTTCTTCGCGGACGGAAGAAGATGACATCGGAGGACGTCGTGCCAATTTGCAAAGCGTTGGGCGTAACTCCGAATGAGCTTTTCGGGGTTGACCGCTGACCCGCCGAAGAGTGCGTGAGAAAGGAGAAAAAGATGAACAACGAAAGCAAAAAGCCCTGCGCTCCTGTGGAAGAGGAGGGCAGGGACACGACCACCGTATTTCGGGAAGAAGACCCGCTTTGTGCTGCACTGGACGAGTTTTGCTACGCACTGAATTTCTGGTACGGCTCCATGAACAACCCGTGGCAGCGGGAAGACAGGGAGTACCGGAAGAAACTGGCTCAGGCAGTCAAGGCAGGTCTGAAACGGGTCCTGCGGGACGAGGACAAATTATCTGATTGAGCTTTACATGATATGTTCCATAAACGGAACGAGGGTCGCAATAAAAGCTGATCTCGCCACGAGTGAACATTTCTTGAACAGTCCGCAGGCACCATCTGCACTCATAACAATCCCGGTAGCCGCCACAACCTCCCGGGTACGTGAAAAATGGTTCGGGAGTATCGGGCGTTTCGACCCATGCAATAGACACATGATAGGGTGGTTGTTCAAAGGAAAAGTACTGAGGGCAGCGAAACTATGGCAAGCATTGTGGGACTTTCGAAGATCTCCATGCCGAGGCTGGATGGGCTGGATACGGCCAGCGCCCGGGAACTGAGGAATTATCTGTACCAGATGCAGGAGCAGCTGGAATATATTTTGAGCAACATTGACACCGAGAATCTCTCGGGGGACTTACAGGAGAAGCTGAAATAAGGCGGGAGAGGGCCTTTAGAAACGGCAGCAGCCGGGAAGAAAACCTCTCAGCTTTGCAGTCCGCCTGACGGCGGCGCTGCAAAGCAACTCCCCTAGCGAGGGGAGCCTTTCTTAAAGGAAGGAGTGTAATTATGAGCAAGTTGAGCAATGCGAGAGCACAGCTGGAGGAGTGGGAGGCGAAGAGGCCGGGCGACTACACCAGCCAGTACAAGGACAAGATCGACGGCGTGATGGGCAAGCTGGACGGGATGAAGGATTTTAGCTACGACCCCACCCGGGACGCGGCCTACGAGCAGTACAAGAACAGCTACACCCGGCAGGCGAAGCTGGCCAACGAGAACGCCCAGGCCAACGCAAGCGCCATCTCGGGCGGGTACGGCTCCAGCTACGGCACCCAGGCGGGCCAGAGCGCCTATCAGAACGCCATGGCGGGCCTGAGCAATGCCACCAACA